CACCTATCTACTCAAGGTACCCCGAGCACCGGCTCGGAACAGTAGTTTAATGTCTTCGGACACTTAGTTAGATTGAGCTAACCGCTTGCGTGCTTAACATAGGTATCAACACGCTCCCACAACGTCTCATCGTCATGGTAGCGCAAGTCCCTACGTAACTGCTCGCAATACTGTGGGTAAAGGGGGTCGACAGGATTCTTAAACAAGAACCTGAACAACGTCTTCTGCCAACTTTCCGGAGACCCTCTCCAATTATTATTCCAAACTGTGGAACAAAATGAGAATTGTTTCTCCGGCATGACAGTGACCCCTTTCACCGTGAAGCCAAACATCTTGTACTTGTCATCCATTCCAACTAGATAACGTTCCAAAGCGTCATCGCCCATTTGACAACCCTCGCCAGTAATGTCGGAATCGTGGCCCAAACTCAATTGAACCACAGAAGCCAACATATGACGCATATGTGAGTTACCAGAGGACGTATTATAACACCCAGACGCTTGAATACCAGGAATATTCTGCGCAAATAGTTCTCCAGATGGCAACTGGAAAACCTTGCGACAGATTCCATAATAATACGCGTCAACCAACAACGCGTAAGCTCCACTCTTGGAGGTGACCGCCTTTCGGTAGTCTCGCTCCATTAGAACTAGCCATTCGGGTAATGACCAATCCCAAGCTGAAACATCCGTACTACACAGTTCGAAACGCTGTTCGCATTTCAAGAACCAGTTATACAGAGACTGCAAACCTTTGTCATGCAAACCCATACCTGGTTTAAAGGTTAGATGTGCATTCAACTTGATCTCAAGTTTGTTTTGTCTCGTAAACAAAACTCGCTCGACCAAGTTATCAACCAGTGACACCCCGGAGATAATTCTCAACCTCCCGGTGTCCAACTTTTCCCGCTTATGCGGTTCATCCTTCACGAAGGTATAAACCGCATCACGGAAACCCGCAACCATCAGTTCTTGAGCATTCTTGCCCTGATACTGATAAGTAAGCATAGTTTCCAGTCTCGCAATCACCAAAAGGGTCAGTCGTCGTTGCTGTTTCATCCAGAACGACTTCTTCCCAGCATAAAAGTTCAACGGGACACCCGGTGTTGAATCAGGTGCACCACTATTGATGGCTTTGACAATATCGCCAACTAATGCCGGAGCACTGTCTACGTCTTGTCCATCCTCCAACCATACACGAGACTTCTCAATCTCGCCTAGGAACTCTTTGCGTGTGATCGCGCGGCAGACCTCGCTTCCTTGTACTGGGACTCGAAAAGCATCGGGAATTCCTTTTGGAACTCTTCCAATGCCTTCGCTTCCGCCATCTGCCCCGCGTTGAGCTTTCGCGTTGGTTCGTGCTGGCGTGTCACGAGGTACATCACCTTCATTAAGGTGGTAACTCGTCCAGGCCGCTTGAACCTCAGCGACAGCTTTTGCAACAGCGCGTTGTTGGTGTCGGACAGGTGGCACTGCTCTACTTTGCTTGTAGAGGGAGCCATGGTAAGCGAGGGACTTGAGCAGGCCTTTCCGCGAACGGTTGGGCCACTCAAACTGGCTGGTTTCAGGGAAGTATTGGTGGGCAACCGAACTGTCTCGCACTTTACTGACGGAGATAGTTGAGTTGCCTCGCCCAACATAAGACAAGACGCCGTTGCTCTCAATCGCAACCGCCTTGCACGATTCTTCCTCTGGCTCTTCGAAAGAGTAATTACCTCTTCCGTAGAGACTCGCGACGCTGGTGGGACAGGACTGCCGGTCGCTAAGGTCACCAGGCCCATCTGAAAATCCGGCTGTGCCTTTTCTTCAAAATGTTCCAATTGGTCATCTTCTTCGTCCGTGTCAACATCGCCCCAATTTCTTGAGGGGTCCCACTCCTTCCAAGTGTATGATTTAGATCCAGAGTGCATCTTGTACTCTTTATCATCATACGTGAAACTGAACTCATCAATTTCATCAAAACTATCAAAACGCCCTTCGTCTGATTCGTTCCACTCGGGTGTATCATATTCCTCATAGGATTCCATTGTCCTACAAGAAACATGCTTCGATAAAGCATTAATGAAGTCCACTATGGCAATTCCTTCATTGACTATCTTTCCAGACTTGTCTTTGACAGAACCAACATGTAGACCCATTGCCCTACCGGCTACGTCGCGCACGAGCATACCGGAATAACCCGGCATGGTCGAGGCAGTATGCGTGAAGCGGAATGGTTTCCCACTCACGCACTCACCATGTGCCTTCTTCCAATTAACCCCATCAGGGCTGCCCGTGACGTTAACTTTTGTATTAGAAAAGTTAACGGTTTTCTGCGCTTTCACACCCCAGAAGTGTAAGATCTGATTATCTTTGCAGACAACAAAATCGAGACCATCTGAGGTAACCAATGGTTGCAGTACCACTGGGGCGCGTCTGTGTTTGTACTGCGCGTACACACACCCCTCAACAAGCGCATCATAGACGTGTCTCGCCGTAACTACATACTTGCGTCCACCGACTATAATGCGGTTGCCGCAACCGACGAATATCTCGTTATTCCACAAGGAAAAACTACCATCAGGTTGCGTTTTCACGTCCATGAACATCGAGCCGGAAATAGCCGACTCTGGTCCCACACGTTGCGTCATGTGAAGAGCAAGAAATGGACTGATTTCAACAAACCGGGCCACTTCATCAAGGACGATACGAATACAAGGTTTCCCAGCCTCGTAGACGAACTCACCATTGGTAATAAAGTTGATCGCTTTAACAGCGTCCACACTATACCACCAACTTAGCACCGCACCGTGGACATAATCCACCAACGACACCAAGTTGTAATACGCTCGCGCTAGAACGTATCGCACTGGGAAGAAACAAAACCCCCACGTCCACCATCCGATACGGATGACGAGTTCTCGCATGTAGTCAACAAAAGTGACCGCTACGCGGAACATCGGCCATACGACCAGGAAAAGGAACGCACAAGACACCCACAAAGTGAATGCCCACGCAACAGGGCTCGTTTCAGCATTAAAAAGACCGGTGTTGTTCA